TGTCAGTATTCATGAAGCAGGTGGTGATCGTATCACTTCCCGTCGTGGACCGGGGTCTTACAACGCTCTTGAAGATGATCCCAAGATCTGGACTTGGGCTGCTTTCTTTGACAATGAACAGGATACGAACACACCAGTCGTACCCACATTTCCATTTTTCATTTGTGTTCAATATGATGTGGATGCTCGGGATTCGGGAGTTAATGATCAGACTGAAAATTTCTGTTCTGATGTCTATAATCCTTCAAATCCTTTCTACGAACTGAATGATCTACTCGAAAGGGTCGAATGATGTACTCAGCACGAGAATACCAAGGACGAGTGAACGGGATCATGGGTGGTCCCGTTTTGACTGTTGATGGGATGATTGGACCAAAGACTCGTCAAGGGATCCAAGAAGCCATGAAAATCAAAAGAGTTCGAAATGTCGAAGACCTGTTCACTCGGGGAGTACGTGGGGTTGTCTGGCATTGGACTGCTGGTGCTCATGGCGTTATTGAACTTGAACGTGATCACTACAACTGGATCTTTGATCGTATGGGCAACATACACGATGGCAATCACACAGTGCAGGATCAGGTCAATTACGATTGGCGTGCCGGAGTGGGTGCATCGCATACCAAATCTATGAACACAGGATGGATTGGGCTTTCTGTCGATGCCATGGCTGGAGCAGTCGAATCTCCTTTGAATTGGGGAACGAATCCTCTGACATGGGAAGGCATTGATGCTATGCTCGATTGGACCATGGATCTTTGTGAGGAATACGATATTCCAGTATCGCCATGGACTACACTTAGCCATGCTGAAGTTCAGCAAACTCTGGGTGTGAAGCAAAGATTCAAATGGGATTACAAGGTTCTTCCCGGTGATACTCGTGCTCGTGATGCTCGTGTAATCGGGGATATCCTTCGTGACAGGATGATTACACGATGATCGGACAACGCCAACTCATCATGCTTGTAGTAACAGTCGCTCTCTTGGGAGCGACTTTTGCTTATGGTTTTCACAAGGGAACAGTGAACCAGATTGAGAAATTCGCTGAAGAAAAACAGAAACTTCAGAACGATGTCATTGATCTTGAAGCAGATCTCACTGTAAAGGCTGCTGAGATTCTAAGACTTCAGATCGAACGAGAAGGGTTGATTGATGAACTTGAAAATGCTGCCCTCACTGCGGACGGTGCTTCTGCTCCCGGCGTTGCTGCTACTGGCGGCTTGCGCAGGTTGGAGCGGAGATGGTCTACGGATCCAAGAACTCCCTGAGAACGTAGTCGAACCATGTCCTCATCCAATGGATGTAATCAGGACAGTTTCAGGTTCTTCTGTTGGTTCAGATGAGATCAGAATGGGTCGTCTTGGCGATGCTCTTATCGAATGTGGTCAAGAAAAAGAAATTGCTGTAGAGGGTTATCAACGACTCTCTGAGATCCTGAAATAAGGAACATCGCCGTGAAAGAAGAGATGAACATGTACGTCCAGTCGAGCAACCAGAACCAAAGTTCTGGCGATGATCCTGTTGATGCAAACGAACTGACTTCTGAAAAGCAGTCTGAATCTCTGACTGATTGGAAGAAAGAACCATCTCTGACTGAGCTTCTCTCTGATCTGGAGTTTGCTCGTACTGAGACTGATGATCAAAAATCCAATGTCCAAGGATGGTTGGATCTTCGAAATGCTACGGGTGCTGAAGCCCCGAAGAAAGCCAAACCCGGTCGATCAGCGGTTCAGCCAAAGCTCATTCGCAAACACAACGAGTGGCGATATCCAGCTTTGACTGAACCGTTCCTGAACACGGATCGGATGTTTGAGGTTCTTCCTCGTACTGAGGAAGATGGCCCCAAAGCCAAACAGAACCAGATTCTACTGAATTGGCAGTTCGATACCAAAATCAACAAGGTCGATTTTATTGATCGCTACGTCCGCACTGCTGTGGACGAAGGTTCTGTTGTGGTTCGTGTCGGTTGGGAGCGGGAATACATGACCCGCGAAGTTGAAGTTCCCAACTACGACTATTTCCCGGTCATGGATGATCAGGGAGCACAGATGATCATTCAGGCTGCCCAGATGCTTCAGACGGAAGCACCTGAGTACGAATCCTTGCCTGACTCCTTGAAGGCTTCTGCCGAAAAGACTCTTGAGCTTCAGCAGCCAGTTGAAGCCAAACAGAATGGTACGACCATGACTGTTGAAGAAGTCATGAGCAAGAACTGCCCATCTCTTCGCATCGTGAACGTGGCAAACCTGTTTGTCGATCCTGCATGTGAAGGCGATTGGGAACGCGCTTCGTACATGATCTACACATATGAAGCCACTAAGTCTGACTTGATGGCCAAAAAAGAACAGTACAAGAATTTGGACAAAGTGGACTGGGAAGCGAATAAGATTCAGTCCCAGCATGGAAATCCAGATCATGAGTCTCAGACTCCTCATACCGATATGCGTACCAATTCGGACAAGCAGCCGGTTCTGGTCTATGAATACTGGGGTCTATTCGACACTCAGGATACTGGTGTAATGGTTCCAATCGTGGTGACTTGGGTTGGAAACACCATCATTCAGATGCAAGAAAACCCGTTCCCAGACAATCGTCCTCCGTTTGTCTTGGTTCCGTATATGCCAATCCTGAAGTCTGTGTTCGGTGAAGCAGATGCTTCGCTGCTGCAAGACAATCAGCGTATCATCGGTGCTGTGACCCGTGGTATGATTGACCTTATGGGTCGTTCTGCTAACGCACAGACTGGTTATGCCAAAGGCTTCCTCGATCCGATCAACAAGCGTCGGTTCACCAATGGTGAGGATTTCGAGTTCAATCCCAATGGGGATCCTCGTGCCAATATCCAGCAGATGGTGTATCCGGAGATTCCGAGGAGTGCTCATGAAACGATCATGGCCCAGAACCAAGAAGCTGAAGCTCTCACAGGTGTTAAGAGCTTTTCCGGTGGGATTTCAGGTGATGCTTACGGTAGCGTTGCTACCGGTATTCGTGGTGCTCTGGACTCTGCTGCAACTCGTGAAATGAGTATTCTTCGTCGTCTTGCAAAAGGTATGCAGGACATCGGAAAAAAGATCATCGCTATGAACGCTAAGTTCCTGAGCGAAAAAGAAGTTGTTCGTGTTACTCATGATCAGTTCGTAGAGATTTCTCGTGAAGAACTGATGGGTAACTTCGATCTGAAAGTGGACATCTCCACTGCATCGGTTGATGAACAACGTGCCAATGATCTTGGTATGGTTCTTCAGACTGTTGGTCCGGAAATGGATCCCAACATTCGGAACATCATTCTCAGCAAGATCGCAGATCTCAAGCGTATGCCTGATCTGGCAGAAATGCTTCGTACTTATCAGCCACCTCCTCCTGATGAAATGCAGGTGGCAATGGCTAAAGCTCAGCTTGCTGAAATTCAGGCAAAAGCTGAACTCGATGCTGCACGAGCCGAAGAAGCAAGAGCCAAAGCTGCTCAGATCTTCCAAGAAGTGGATATGATTGGTAGCGGTGAAAAACATCGTCAGGATATCCAGAAGATGGGTGCTCAGGCACGCGGAAATCGTGATCTGGAAATCACCAAAGCTCTGACGAAAGGTGAAGCTCCAAGCCAGAACATCGAAGCAGCAGTCGGTTTTAACGAACTGACTAAAGCCAAGAACGATAACGATACTGCTCCAAAACTTGGTTCCGGCTTCCGAGATCCCTCTATGGTTCCACCACAATTGGCTGGACAACAGCTTCCGATTGGTCCATTGAGCACCCAGTAAGACTGAAGGGGGACTGAATACCTCAGTCCCCCGGTCCAATACTGGAGAAGAAACATGGATCTGTACAACGCTTCCATGGGGGAAGAAGAACCCCAAGAGATCGAACTCACTCATGAACAATATGTTGAAGCAAAGACCCACTATGAGGGTATCATTGCACGGAGTGAGGCAGCCAAACGTCTGGCAGAGAATGAAGATTTCAAATCTCTAATCATCGACGGATACCTCGACGACGAACCCAAACGACTTGCTGATCTGATGGCTTCAGGCCGTCTCACGCAAGGTACTCTGGATGCTTGCTCTGCGGACATTCGTGCTGTTGGTTCTTTCCGGAACTACATGAAAATGTTCGTTGAACAGGGTGGTATTGCAGAAGCAGAACTTGCTGCTCTGGAAGAAGCCCGAGAAATCGCACTGAAAGAAGAAGCAGCATTGGCCGGGTAATCCCCGGCTTTTGCCTATCAATTTTGCCCAATGATGGAGAAAGATCATGGCTAAACCGACGACACTCAAAGACTTCGAAAACATGTCCGATGAGGATTTCCTGAAACTGGATGAAGAAGACTTTTCGGGTAACATGCCCGAAGGTGAAACTGATTTCACCACTCATGCTCCAGTCGAAGAGGAAACTCCGAATGTACAAGTTGAAGAAACTCCTGACACCAATGAAACTGTGGATGGTGACGACGGCACTGACGGTGCTGAGTCTGGCAATGCCGGGGATAGCTCTGATTCCCAGTCCGATGCCGAGTTCGAAGAAGCGAACAAAGACGGTCCCAAAGCAGACCCGATGGCCGGTGAAGGAGAATCAGCATCCAAGGATGATGCAAAAACCAAAGAAGGTGAGCAGCCCGATGCAGACACCGGGAAAGAAGGGAAGACTCCCGATGCGAAAGCCGAAGATGGAAAGCCTGTAAAGGCTGAAACTCCAGCAAAAGCTGGGTACTACAAACTTCCTGAAGGAATGGATACTGCGGGTGTTGATGCAGCCGTAGACTTCTACAAGAAGATCACTGTTCCTTTCAAAGCTGATGGAAAGGATTTCTCTGTTCGAAGTCCAGAAGATGCTATTCGACTCATGCAACAAGGCGTGAACTATTCACGTCGTATGCAAGAGATCAAACCAATGAAAGCAATGAATCGGATGCTTTCTGACAATGGTTTGGCCGATCAGAACAAGCTGAACTTTGCAATCGACTTGATGAAAGGCAACAAGGATGCAATTGCCAAGTTGCTGAAAAGTCACAATATCGACCCAATGGATCTTGATACCGAGAAAGAAACCGGTTATCAGGCCACTAACTACGGTGGAAACGCTCAAGACAATGCGTTCCGCGATGCACTGGACGAAGCAATTGCTATTCCTGAAGGTCAGGCTCTGGTTAGCGAGATTCATGCAAAGTGGGATCCAGCGTCCAAAGCTAAATTGAGGGAAGACCCCAGTATTCTGGGCAATCTGACTGAGATGAAACGCTCGGGTGTTTACGACAAAGTAGTGGCTGAATTGGAATATCAGCAGGCACAGGGCTACCTTCGTGGAGTTCCGTTCCTTGCAGCGTTTGATCAGGTCGGACTGGCCATGAAGAACGCAGGAGTATTCGAATCGGCCTCACAACCCGCTGCACATGGCACTCCGATGGCTCCTTTGGCTACTCAGCCACAGGACCAACCAACAGGACAGCCAGTAGCGTCGGGAGCAAGGAAGCCACAGGCACCGAAGAAGCCTGTCGCCAATCCACATCTTTCTTCGACACCTCCTACGAAACAGACTGGAAACCAACCGAACTCCATGCCTGATTTCAATAAGATGTCGGATGAGGACTTCTTGAAGATGGCTCCTCCCGAATAAACGCAACTGAGTCTCTCACATCTATGAAAGGATATCGCCATGACTCAGATTTACAACGCTCCGAAGGTCGGGGATTCGGGTTCGCCCCAATCCAGTGTCGGCCCTCAGTTCAACACCCACTACTGGGATCGCAAATCTCTGATCGACGCTGCGGAAGAGATGTACTTCTCGCCGCTGGCTGATGTCCGTTCGATGCCGAAACACTACGGCAAGGAACTGAAGGTGTTCTACTACGTCCCGATGCTGGACGATCTGAACGTCAACGATCAGGGTATCGACGCCAATGGCGTTGCTCGTGTTCCCGGCACGTTCACTGTCACGTTCCCGATTTCGGGTGTTCGTGTTGCAAACGTCTCGAAAGCGGCTGCTGTGACTGCGATCAACGACAACGTGAACTCTGCTACGGGTACTGCTCAAGTCGTCGCCACCGCTGGTGCTGATGGTTCGGGTGGTACGGGTCTTGCCCTGATCACTCTTACGGACAACGTGATTCACTATGCGAACGAGACCGATGCTGATGCTGCCATTACGGCTGCTGGTGCTGGTGTCAAGCAAGAGAACGTCGGTGCTCTGTATGGTGGTTCCCGTGATGTGGGTACGATCCTTGGCAAGATGCCGATGCTCACTGAGCAAGGTGGTCGTGTCAACCGTGTCGGCTTCACTCGTCTGGAACGGAAGGGTGAAATCCAAGAGTACGGCTTCTTCATGGAATGGACTGAAGATTCGCTGATGTTCGATACCGATTCCGATCTTTACGGCCACCTGAGCCGTGAGATGCTGCGCGGTGCGAACGAGATCAACGAAGATCTGCTTCAGGCTGACCTGCTGGCTGCTGCTGATGTGAAGGTGTATCCGGGTGTCACAACTGCGATTCACGAAATCTCGGGTGCTCAAGGTGCGGTCGATCTTCTGACTGTTACTGACCTGAAGCGTCTGTCGGTGACTCTGGATGACAACCGCACGCCCAAGAAGACCACGATCATCAAAGGTAGCCGTATGACGGATACCCGGACGATCTCGGCTTCGCGTATCGCCTACATCGGCTCCGAACTCCAGATCATGATCTCGGAGTGGGCAGACTTCGTGCCTGTGGAGAAGTACGCCGATGCTGCAACCATTATGAACGGTGAGATCGGGGCAATCCCAACTGCTCATCTCCGTATCATTGTGGTTCCGCAGATGATGCGTTGGCAGGGTGTTGGTGCTGCTGAAGGCACCAATGGTGGCTACCAAGCGACTGGTGGTCGTTACGACGTGGCTCCGCTGCTCGTGATCGGTGATCAGGCATTTGCGACCATTGGTCTGCAAGGCATGGGTACTGGTGCGAAGGCGAAGTTCCGGATCATCGTGAAGAAGCCGGGTGAGAAAACTGCTGACCGCAGTGATCCTTACGGCAAGATCGGGTTCTCCTCGATCAAGTTCTTCTACGGCTTCATCAAGCTCCGTGGTGAGCGGATGGCCGTGGCGTACAGCCCGATCCCGGAATAAGTCTATTCCATATGAACTGATTGAGGCCCCCTAGTGGGGCCTCTTTCATTTGCCAAGGTATTTAGTCTGTGTTAAGCGGACTTCACCATGGTAACTCACAAAGGATGAACCCAATGGATGATATCTCCAACAAAACCAACGAAGAACTCCTTACTCTGGTCATGGAGACGGATGACAAAGAAGTTCTGCGGTTTATCGCCAATGAACTGGAAGTGACTTTCTCCGGCAACACAGGGAATTTGACTCTGAAAGAGAAGATCGTTCCTGTGCTGGAAGCTCGTCTCGAAGCAGAATCCAAGCCAGATGAAGATGACCCCATCATGGCTGCTCTGGCTTCGAAACCTGAAGTCGTTGAGGCTCAGGCTGCTGCCAAGAAAGAGCGGAAACTTCTGGATCTTCCGAAAACTGCACTGGCAGAAATTGACCCCCATACTCCGGGTCTGTCTGACATCGAGAAACGTGCTATCGTTCGTGCGAAGGCAATGCGTCTTCATCGTGTGCGTGTTTCGAATCTGGATCCTGCTGACTCTTCGCTGCAAGGTGCAATTGTCACGGTCTACAACAAGTTCACGGGCAAGGTGTCGAAGTACATTCCCTTTGGTGAAGAGAATGACTACGGCTGGCATGTGCCTGAGATCCTGATCAATGAACTCAAGAGTCGGACTTTCAATGTCCGCAAAGAGGTCAAACGTCCGGGTCAGAGCTTTGGTGTGAAAGAATATCGCACTGTTCAACAACGGAAATTCGCCATCGAATATCTTGAACCTCTGACTGCTGAGGAACTCAAGAATCTGGGCGATGACCAGAAAGCACGCGGAGCAATCGACACGACTGCTGCGTAAGCGTATAGAGGGTCGTGAACCAAGGAGAATTTGCCATGTCTGATAAATTCGTAAACTCTGACAATTCGTCTACTCTGGCGAATAACCTGTTCACGGCCCTCACTGCTGGTGTGACGATTCCTCCGTCCCCAGACTTCTCTGATCCGAAGTATGATTTCACTCCGGATGAGACGACTGATCTTTACAAGGACATTGTTGGTGCAACCGTCGCAGAAGTAACCCTCGGTGAGAATACCATCGGGGGTACTGGTGCATTTGACGTGTTCATGACTGCAATGGACAAGCACCTTGAGCGTGAGTTCAAGGGTAATCGAATCACTGGTTCACAGTACGCAGAGGTCTATACCGCTGTGGCGAATCAGGTGATGGGACAAGCTGCTTCCTTCGTTCTCCAGAAAGATCAATCTCGCTGGAATGCTGTGACTGCTCAGATGCAGGCACGTATCGCTGAGATTCAAGCCACTGAGGCTCTGATCAATCTGGAGCGAACCAAGATTGAAGCTCTGAATGCCAACTTCCAATTGAACCTGACTGCTGCTCAGTATGCACTGACCAAGATGCAGATCGCTACGGAAGAGGCTTCTCATGATGCAGTCACTGCGGATGTGGCTGCCAAAGAATACACGGTCAACTATCTGCTGCCTGCTGATCTGGCCATCAAACACTATGAGCGTCAGCAAGTGATGCCAACCGGTGTGGCTGTTCAGAAGGTTCAGGTGGATCGTATCCTGCCTGCACAGGCTGCAATCGCTGAGTTCCAGAACCGTGTTCTTCAGCCTCTGGAACGCGATATCCAGTTGCTGCAACGTGATCGCATTATCCCCACTCAGGCGGATATCGAAGACTTCAAGCGTGACAACATTCTGCCGATTGAACTGGCTCAGGCTCAGCACGTCGTCAATGTTCGTCAGCCTGCTGAGTCGGAACTCATCTTTGAACAGATCGAGAAAGAGCGTGCAAACACTCTCGATACCCGTCGTGATGGTCTTACTCCGATCTCTGGTGTCATTGGTTTGCAGAAGCGTAACCTCGACGTGGATGCAGACATCAAGGACTACAACCTGAACAACACCCTTCCGACGCAGCTTACCCTGCTTGGAAAGCAGATCATTCTTACCACTGAACAGGGTGAGAAAGAACGTGCTCAGACTCTGGACACTCGTTCGGATGGTGCAACGGTTGAAGGTCAGATCGGAAAGCAGAAGGATCTGTACGATCAGCAGATCGACAGCTTCATCAAGGATGCTCAACAAAAGGCTGGTAAGCTGTTTCTCGATACGTGGATCACTCGTAAAACTCTGGATGATGCTGTGCAGCCTGCTATCGAGTTTGAAGTCGATGCGGTGGGTGATGTGCTTGGAGCTATCCGGACGAACAACAACCTGTAAGGAGAAGTCATGGGTCTCTTCTCCTCCAAGAAAATCATTACGGTCTCGTCCACCCTCTACAACATGGCAGGGGATGAACGGGACCGTCCTGATTTCCTGAAAGGCACGGTCTTCTCGTCCGTGATCAGTAATAGTCCGTCTATCGCTGATGACCTGAATACAGCTTACATGGGTGGTCCGGGGCTTCAGCAAAAACAGTTCTTTCAATACTATGATCGAAACAACTTTCCCGGACTTCCTACTGCATCAATCGTGAATACAGTCACATTGAATCCTTTGGATGTTCAGCCTGAGATCCCTCTTTCTCCAGTACCTCCTGCTCCTGCTGGTTTGAATCTCAGGTGCTATGCTGCTGAAGTGACTGATGGATCTTTTGAGTCTTGGATCGAACGATGGATTCTACAGAATCATCCAACTCGAATTGGTGAAGATTGGCTTGGTGAATATGAACCAAGTACCAATGAGTTTTCTGTGGAATTTCCCAACAACGATACCTTCATTTGGACGAACAACATTGCTCCAGTCTATAGCCCATCGAAACGCTATATCGTGGCAAAGTACATCGAGTATCTGGATGAAAGCGAAGAGGCTGTTCAGACTGGTTCTGAGACAGTAGACGATCCTGTTTTGCCTGATACGACAGGCTTCACCAATCTTGTGACTTCAGGAACTTTCACTCCTGTCACTCTTCAGAGAGTTCGTAATACAATTCTCTCTTACAACAATGGAGATCCTGATCTTCAAGTCGAAACAAACGTCGATGCTGATGTGCCGGGAGAAGTCCATAATTGGAATCAGGAATGGGAAAAGGAAACCGTAACCTCTGTGAGTGGTCTTCAGGTTCAGGGTCTTCGTGAGCTTCTCTATATCCAAGCAACAGATGTAGTGACCAATGACTATTCCAATGTGGTAGTTACTCAGACTGATCTGGGTGGTGGGGTAATTGAAACCCGAACTGAAACTACCACAGGAGAACAGGTAACTGATCAATACACTCATCGAATTGATACTCAGATTCTTCTGAGTGGAAATCAGTATGGGCCAGAGCAAATCTTCATCTACGAACTGAATACAGGAAACTCGATTCTTGATGCTTTGGTTCAAGATGTTGATGTTTCTGGTTTGCCGCAGGAATTCTTTCCTTTCATGCCAGTTAGGATCAACAACGTATCTGTGGCAGATCCAGTGTATGCAGATCTCTATGATGACATGTCCAAAGCCTATAAAAGAGGTTTTGGATACAAAAGGAAATTTGGATCCCTTGTAGAATCTGTTGAAGAGAATCCTTCAATTGCAGACATCGACTATGCTTATCTCTGTTTTGGAGCATCTCTGAATGTAAAAGAGATGGCTTGTCGTCGATACATATTCAATTTCTTCCAGAAGATGATTCCATTTCAGTCTGGTGGCTCTGGATCGGCAATGGCCAATCTTCAAACTCAAGTAGATGAATATGATGCTGCTCTTCAAGCTCTTCGTGATTGGGAGACTGAAGTTGCAAATATGAACCAAGACAGACTTTGGACTGAGCTTCCTCCTCGTCCTGAGATTCCTGCTATCAGCCCTCCTCCAACGAATACCATTACACTGGCAGAGGCTTCTCTTGGTTTCGATATTCGTATGGTTTGGGTCCATGCAGAAGTGGACCAGTTCAATGGAACTTTCACTCGTCAGGATTCTGATGTTCTGGGACAGCAAGCTAAGAATAACGATATCGAATTGCGTGTGGGAACTCCTTTTACATGGGAAGAAAGAGAATCCTACAACACACGAGACGGAGAAAAAGAAAGAGTAATTCAGAAGTCAATTCCTTCGATGGAGATCTGGTGGCAAACTGATCCCGGATCTTATCGAGTTATGACTGTATGGGGTCTTGTATCATACAACTACATTTACGGTGGTAAAGCAGTTGTCATTACTTCAACTGAAGCTCTTCAGGATACTGAGGAGTCTGGTTTCTTGGTTCCACTCCATTATCCAACCATGTTGGAAATAGGGATTGTAGATTATACCCAAATGGCTACAGCCAATTCACACATCCTATTTAACAGCTATGAAGTGACAAAACAGAGATGGTATGAGAGAGGGATCTTCAAGATTCTCTTGGTTATTGCCATTTTGATTGTGGCTGTTATTGTTTTTCCCGGTGCATTTTCAGCCGGTGGTGGGATTCTGGGAGGTAATCTCGCGCTTGGTACAGCCTTGGGTCTTACAGGTACAGCAGCCCTCGTAGCAGGTGTGGTGGCCAATTACATTGCTTCGATCATCATTGCTGAAGTTCTGAAGATCGTAGGTACTGCTCTCTTCGGTGAGAAGTGGGGTGCTCTGTTTGCTGCTATTGCTGGTTTCGCAATCGGTGCAGCAATGACGGGTATGAAGATCTTCTCTGCAAAAGGTATCTTGGGTCTGGGTAATGCTCTGGCAAACGGCTATGCTGGATGGGTTCAGGGCAATATTGCTGAGATGCAAGAAGATCTTGTTGGGGAACAAGATGCTTACGAAGAGACGATGGACAAGATCAATGAAATGCTGAAAGACCTCTATAACCAAAACGGATTGAATTTCAATCCGATGAGCCTTATGGATGGGACACGGAACACTGGCGGCAGTGGCGGCTACCTTCCTGAAACCCTAGATGGGTATATCAGCCGTACAACCATGACTGGGGGAGATGTTGTAGATCTCACCTTTGCTATGGTAAATGACTTCGTAGAGATTCAACAAACACTGCCGAGGAATTGATCATGACTGCACTCTCTTGGGGAAATACTCTTGGCGATGCCACGATGAATGGCTCGGATATGTCAAATCTGGGCTTTGCCACTGGTCAAGTGGTTTCGAACCCTGTCGGTGCGACAGGTGCTTCTGTTTCTGCTCCTATCAGCGGTGTGACTGATACCTCCACTGTTCTGAGCAATCCGGGAACGGCTGCTGGTCAGACAGGTGGTGCAGGAAACTTCTGGTCGAAAGATGGTGGTGCTGGCCTCATCCTTGGTGGTGTTCAGGTTCTAGGGAACCTCTGGAACTCTTATCAAGCCAACAAGATGGCGAAAAAACAGATGTCCTTTGCTCGTGAGCAGTGGAACACCAACCTCGCAAACCAAACACAAACGTACAACACCGCTTTGGAAGATCGGATTCGTGGTCGTTACGCTGAAGGCGTTCGTTCAGAAGCTGATGTCCAAGGTGAGATCGACAAACACAGCCTCTAAGGAATAGCCCATGTCCCGAGATCAACGACTCGTATGGCGCGAACTGAGCCAAGCCCAACCGAACGTGGCTCCCCTTTTGGCTCAGGCCAATGAGGGTTTCAACAATGCTGCTGATGCGGCTGGATCCATTCTGGAACGCTACCAGAGTGGTCGAGAATCTATTGGTGATCGTGAAGCCGCACGTCGTCTGGCTGGGATCAATGATGAAGCTGAATTTGATTCGTTCCTTGCAAATGGTGGTCTTGCTGATCTTCAAATTTCGAGAGAGATGCAAGCTAACCTGATGAACATGCGTGGAACTGCTCTGGGTTATCAGAACAACCGTTCGATCATGAATGATCGAGATACTCGTACTGGTCTTGCAGTGAATGCTGATGCTCGTCTTGGAGATCTTCATGGTGTTGCCATGGAAGATCATCGCTGGCGTCAAGGTGCTCGTGCTGAAGAGGCTGGTCTATCTGGACTCTATGTGGCTGATCGTCTTCATGGTCAGACTCATGGAACCACTGGTGGTGCTGCAACAGCTTCAACAGGTGGTGAAGATGTACCATGGCTTCAGATGCAGAACCAAGATGCAATTCGAAATGGTGCTTTGTCTCCAGAATTGACTCGTGCCATGGGCTTTCTTGGTGACATGGGTATCACTTTCCGTGTGAACTCTGGTGGACAGAATCCCGGAGAAGGAACCGGTTCCAATCGTCATGATCATGGTAATGCTGCTGATGGTGATCTCTACATGGGAGATACCATGCTCGACTGGAACAACCCACAACACATTCCTATTCTTCAGGAAGTGGTTGCTCGTGCTCGTTTGAACGGTGTCACCGGTATTGGTGGTTCAAACAGCTATATGGGTGCTGGTCGTATGCACTTTGGTTTTGGCAATGAAGCTGTATGGGGTGGTACTAATCATACCCGTGAAGGTCTTCTTGCTGATGGTGGTGGATGGTTGGCAGAATCCTTTGACAATCCTCAACAATTTGCCAACCGTTCTGGTCAGTTCACTCCTCAATCTGCAACTGCGGCTGTAGCACAAGGTGCAAGTCCTCGTGGTGCTTTGATGACTGCTCTGGCAGATTCTCAGTTTCTGAATCTCTCTCAGATTGAAGCAATCATGACTGGTTCTGATACATTCCGTGCTGCTGGTGATCAGCAGATCATGGAAGATATCACTCAGCAAAATCAAGATATTGCTGCAAACATCTTCCAAGAACGGATGGCAGATCCAAACATCCTGAACCAGACTGATTTCCTTCAGGCTCTGAATGAAGATCTGGCTCAATCAGGAAACTTCTCTGATGCTGAACGTCTTCAGGCAACTCAGTGGGCTGAAGATCTTCTTGCCAACTCTTCGGCATTCCAAGAGCAACTGGCTCCCAGTGTGACTCAGGATGTGGCTGCTACCAACATCATTGCTGGTGCAGAAGCTGATATGCGTCAGGGTCTGGAAGGCTCTGCTATGGGACGTATCCAAGTGGATACACAACGCTTCATGCAAGCTGAAGATCCTATTGTCGAACTTGAGCAGATGCTCAATCTTGACACTGATGGTCAATCTGCTGGTGTGTGGGGTGGTCTTCTTACTAAAGGCGAAGCTGGTTATGATCGAAACAACCTTCGTAACCTTGTGGATCGTATCGCGTCTGATAACCGTATCACAGAAGCACAAGCTGCTGCTGTGGCTCGGGAAATCTTTGTTCGGGATCCTTTCTCGTTTGCTGGTTTTGGTGCCAATACTCTGGAACGTCGTTTTGATATTGATGATGCTGCCGAGATGGCTCAACAGGTTTTGAATCCTGATGCTCAGTCTCGGTTTGGTGATGCCAATCGTCGTGCTGCTGAAATTCAACAGGATCTGGCAGAAATCAACAAACAGATCTTGGAAGATCAACAACGCCTTGAAAAGACTCGTGATTCTCGTGAGCGTCAAGTGATTCAAGAACGTATTGCTGCTGGGCTTACCCAAATGACAGCAATTCGATCTGAGGCTCGTGGTTTGTTCAGTGAAGATGCTCTTCTTCGTCCGGGTGGTCAACAAGACCCTGCTGAAGCTGCAATCGCTGCTGCGGCTGCACGTCGTGAGGCAGTAGCAAATCAGCCTGTGCCATAAAACCTCTGGAAACTCTGCTCATGGTATGCCATATCGGGGTCATAATGTGATCTATTGGGACACTACATACCATGAGCGGACCTTATCAAACTTCACCACTTGATCCAATCATTGCACAACGCAATGAAACTGAAACCGCTCGTGAAGCTCAACGACAGCTTCTAGATCCGACTTTCCATACACGGGCTGCCATTGCTGCTGAGCAAGACAATATGCTTGCTACTGAAGCTGGTTTGGCTCGTGATCTCTTGGTTGAGAACTTTGATACCCTTCGAATGAAGTATGGTCAGGATGTCGCTGACCAAGCATTCACTCTTCGGAATACCCAAGAAGAACTCGCACGCTTCCGTGATGACAAGAATTCTGTTGCACAAGCTGCTGGAGATGCTTCTCTGGATTTCATCTCCAGCTTTGTAGGACTAGCCGGGAACACTGTTGGTGCTCTGGCTGTTCGTCCTATGGCTTGGGCTGCTGGTGTAGATGCTGATGCTGCTTCTGCAACTCTGGCCGATTTCACAAGTTTCGTTCAGGAAGAGATTCGTTCTGGTCGATCTGATCGTGCTCAGGCAAGCTCTCAGTTTGCTGCCATTCAACAGAACCTTGACAGTCAGGACAACTTCGTTGAAGCCCAACGTGCCATTGAAGACGGTATGTCTCCTTGGATGGCTTCTGCCCAGATGGTCGGGAAGAACTTCCTTGATGCAGGAAAGAACATTGGAACTGACTATGGTCAGGCTCAGGAACTGATTGCTCAATCTCTTGGTTCACTGGGTCCGTCTGCTGCTATTGCCCGTGGTGCAAGTATTCTGGCTGCCAAAGGTGTGGCCCGTCTTACTGCATCTAAGCGTGCTCAGTCTCTTGCTGCTGCGGGTGCTGCTGCTGCCGCTATTGGTGCAACGGAAGCCTCTGGAACCTACGCAGAAACCATGCAAAACGTCATGGACATAGATCAGGAAACCCTGAACCAATCTGAAGTGTATCAAGGTCTTCTGGAAGAAGGGTATTCTGAATCGGAAGCTCGTGTGGCTCTGGCCAATATGACTGCTGAGACTGCATTCTCTGCGAACCTTCCCGCTGCCATTGCTCTTGGTATGCTCACTCGTCGCTTTGAAACTGCTCCTATCGGGGCATTCAAAGGATCGGGGATCGTTGACGGTATGCGTCAAATCACTGCTCAAGGTGTGGAAGAAGGTGGTCAGTCTGCTGCATCGGTTCTGTCTGGTGCTCTTGCCATGAACGAACGTGCAGATATTGGCACGTCGTACACTGAAGGACTGGGTGAAGAAGTTGCAGCCGGTGCTTTGGGTGGTATTGGACAAGCTGGTACTTTGGGTGCTCCTCGTGTTGCTCTGAACACTGTGGCTCAAGCTCCGGGTGCTGTGATAGCTGGTGCTCAAGCCCTTGGTTCAGGGGCTGTCACAGCCGCACAGGCTGCTCAGTCGATCTATGAGTCCACTGCACCTGCTCGTGAGCGTGCTGGGGCTGCTGCACGCAATACGGCTGCTGCTGGGGCTATTGCTGCTGGTCCTTTGGCTGATGCTGTCGGAGAACGTGCTGCTCCCGTCGTGAGGCAAGCTCAAAGGGTTGCTGAAGCCACAGGGCAACTGATTTCGCCTGCTATCGCTTACGTGGCTGATTCCACCATCAACAAAGCCAATCGGAAACAATTGAAAGCTAATACTCAATCTGCTCTGGATCTCAACGAAGAGGTCTCGACGCAGATGGAGAACTTGGCTCCTGAGCTTCAGACAAAGATCAATGAAGTGGATGAACCATCTGAAGGCTTTGCTGGTCTTCAGGGGAACAATGTCATTGAGACTGTTGCTGCCATCAATGCCAAGATGTCTGAGAAAGGTTTCCGTCCGGGGACAGAGGACACTGCATATGCAGCGAACCAACTGATGAAGATTCGTCAGATGGCTAACTCTCTACCTCCGAAAGCCAAACGGCTGGCCAATGCTCTGATTGATACCCCTGCTTCGCAGAGGATTATCAAAGAAGCTGGTATGGTGGATCTGAACGATACGAAGCGTGTCGGGATCATCAAGGATTCTGCGATCACTCCGAAAGAGGTCAAGCTCACGAAAGACGTGGCTTTGACCAACCCGACGAATGTGAACCCTGATCGTACTGAGAAGATTCTCGAACAGAACTCCAAGGATTTCACACCTCTTCAGGCAAAGATTACGCGGGTTGCTCTCAACGCATCTCGTGCCGTGAACGAACGTTTGGACACTCAGATCGAGATCCAAGACGAGGAGAACATCGGTCTCAGCAGGATTGGAGAGCAACCCAAGAAAGGAACGTCGAGAGATGAAGTGAGTCGCTCGATCCTTGCTGAAGGTTATGAATCTCGTGGTGCCAAGCCAAGGCTGTACCGTTCGGTGAATGATTTCGCACGAGATATCATTCAAGGACTTCAATCTCCTGATCAGACTGTACTGGATAATGATGGAAACATCATTCCTTTGGCTCAGGTGGCTCAGGAATTCACCAACTTTATCCAGCATATGAACAACAAGGTGGATGCCTTGAACCGTTCTGCTGCTGCTAACGTCGTGAACAAGAAAGGAAAACGTGTTGGTCCTTCTCTTGGTTTCCGTGGATTAAAGAATCCTCTTCAGTTCGAAGAAGAAGCTAACTGGAAAGGATCCAAAGTCTTCGTGCATCTGGATAATCCTGAGTCCATCGCTACTGCAAAGCAGGTGGAAGCTGATGTCCGTACTGCTGAGACTGTCTATGCTGCGATCCAGAAGGAATTCCCCGAAGTCTTCGAGGGAATGAACATTGTGATGCCAGTCACACTGACTCTCCCCGACAACAACCCAACGGCTGTCGAGGAGGAAACGGCAGTTTCCGACGAGCAGCAGAAACAAACACAAGAACAGTCAACTCCCTCGGAGACTATCGACGAAGACACGCCGCAGGCGGTGTCTGAGGAGATTGTGGAAGATACCATTGAAGAAACTCCTCCAACGGCTATCGACGATGGAGCAACTGGTGTTGAAGAAAGAACAGACGAGGCGCAAACCGAGTCTGTGAATGATGAAACTCCAGTTGAAACGGAGGAGACTGATGCAGACAAAGACCTCTACAACCTGTTGAAAGATCCTTCCAAGTGGGATCCGATTGATCGTGTTCGTGTGAAGGCAATCACTAATGCTGCACGTAACCAAGTACGTGCTCTGATCGAAGCCAAGTTTGGTAAAGATGCTCTGAAGCGTGTCGATCAAGTAACGATCTATCCGGATCGTGTAGAAAAAGGTTGGGGGTTTGCATGGACTCCTGCTGGAAAGAAACGTGGCGAAATCTTCATGAATGAGAAGATGTTCGACAGTGAAGGTAATCTAACCAAGAATGGTAAGAACGTCGTGGTCCATGAAATGGCCCATGTAATGGACTTCACTCATACTCGTTTCTCTGATGATCCTGCATCAATCTCCAAGCAGCGTATGTTTGAAATTGGTCAGCCTCTTGATCAGGAATGGCAAGCAATCGACCATAACTACAATGAATTCACTCAGAGTCGTTATGAGTATGTTGAGTCTTTCCAAAAAGATGGAAATCTTAATCAGCGTCAGGCTGAGATGTGGGCTGTGCTCACTGAATACTTCTTCATGGGTGGTCGTGACATGCTTGCGAACGCCCCTATTGCCCTAGCAGAACTGGAGCGAATCTATGGCCCAAGACCCGAAGCAACTCGAACTGCCCCTGAGTCCGTCAGTACCGAAAACACCGGTTCCGGACGAGATGGAGATATCGTCGCAATCGAAACCCCAGTCGAAACAGAAACCAATGAACAAGTAAGCGAAACCACTGGTCAGGCTGTGACTCGTGGATTCAAAGTGCTGGGTGAGTTCTGGAATTCCTTCATCATGAAGGAGACTGAGGGCCATCCCAGCACTATGTCTGAGCTTGAGAAGGTCATGGCTGATAGTAAGAAAGCCAATGCTGAATCTCTGAACTTTGTCAAGGCTGTAGGGGATGTTTTGAAGGCTCAGATGCGGAAGCGTCTGGACAAACAGATCACTGTGAATGGACGGAAGAAGACTATTCGTGAGTTCATTCAGGAAGGTCAGACTCAGTTCCCGCAGTTCCGTGGTGGTATGCTGGTGGATCCCAAAACTGGGAACTACGATGAGAACCTGTTGGATATGGTTGCTGTGGCTGTGTCTGACTGGCTCATGAACAACACTGGATCTGATCCCAACCGTATCGACGACACTCTTGAGAAGCTGGGTCTGAACCTTGTGGACATCTCTGAAGAGCATCACGGTGCTGTGATGAATGGTGTTCCTCCCAGCAATGCTGTGGACAGTCTCAGCAATGAGATCATGCGTATGCTCGACATCCAGATGGATCCGAAACAGAAAACCAATATCCTTCAAGGGATTATCCATGGTTTCACCAAAGAGGTTTTCACTGCTCTGTCTCAGGATGGTCGGTTTGTGCAGACTGCACGCTTTCCTGTGGATACCGGGAAGACTGACAAGAAAGGGAACAAGATCACCCAGATGACGGAAACGTATCTGGTGAACAACCTGATCGACGAAGAGACTGGGGAGAACCCTCTGCGTGATTGGCGTGCCAAAGTTCAGGCTGCCAAGACTCAGGGCAAGGCTGCCACTGTTCGTGAAGTTCTGTTTGGTGATCGTGCTCCCATCTGGTCAATCGGGAAGAAAATCGAAACTGTTGATGAGACTCAGGGTCGTACCAACATCCTGCTGTCCATGCTTGAGAAGCGTGCTCTCAAGAAGATGCAGGACATTCCGAGCTATCTGGATGAAACCTTCGCCCAGATCGTAGCCTATTTCGATGAGGGTGTGATTCAGGATGTGCTTGGTTTCACTGATGATGAAACCGAGAACTCTGTGCTGAAGAAGTCCATTCGTGGCAAGAACATCAGCATCACGAAGAACATCGACGAAACCACTGCTCTCGTTGAGGCTCTCTCCAATAGTGGAGATGAACCGGGCAAGATCCCGGTGTACTTCCCGTTTGGTATCACCAAGGTGGGTCGTCATCAGGCTCAGGGTCCGAACCCTCAGAGCAACAAGTTCATGCGTGCTCTAGTCACTGCGACTTGGAGTGTTATCTCTTTGAACAATCTGGATAATTTCTGGATTGCCGTGGGTCAGGCTGCTGATCTCAGCGGTGTGAACAAGGCTGAAAAGAAGAACCATCGCTTCATCATTAAGAATGCTCCTCGTATCTTTGAAGAGACTTTTGGTCCTGCCAAGGACATGATGAAAGAGATTCTCAAAGGGAATGATATCGACCAGCAGGCATTCAAGGATGCCGTGGGTATTGTTGAACCTCAGCAACTGAAAGCGATCATGGCTGTGGCTCAGATGGAGCTTGCCCGTGAGAACGGACAGACTGATTTCCGTACCTCTCTCAGCTTTGAGCTTGATGGTCTGACGAACGGTGTTGCCAACATGATGGTGAACTTCGCTCAGGGTGTGATCTCTCCTGAGATGTTCGAGAACTTCCAGCGTGTGGGTCTGTACCTTGGAAAAACTGGCAAGGCAGTGAATGACTACTTTGCTCAGAAAACCAGCCTCGACATGTACGAGACTGTCGCTCGTTTGGGTGATCAGATCCTCATGCGTGTGGAAGGTTTGGAACCATGGCAATTGGAGCAGCGTAAGGCTGCGATTCGTCTGGCAGGTATCATCGGAAACTTCGATCCTGATACCGGTCAGATGACTCGTAACTCTGCCAAAAATCCGATGACAAAGATCAACTATGGATCTGGTGTCCGTGGTGTGGCTGTTGGTATTGCTGATGACATGCTGATCAAGTTTTATGAGGATCTTCAGAAGAAGCCGGAGAATGTGTCTCTGGATGAGTTCTACTATCCCGGATTCACCAAGGATATGAATGCCTTGGGTCTGAAGATTGGTGACAAACCATCCAAGAAATTCAACTTCCCTTCGGAACAGGTGAACAAGTTCCGTACCTCGATCCAATTCAGCATTGGTAAAGCTCTGACTGAGGCTACCAAGGCTGTCATTGGTCATAAGGTCGGTCGTCTGAATGATGTCATGGTGATGTCCACGAACATTCAGGCCCGGTATCTCCAGAAGATCTACGATGCTGAGCTTGAGAAACTGGCTGAAGATCTGGCCAAACAGGACAAGGTTGGCCGTAACTCTAAAACCGGCAAGGCTCGTATCACTGAAGTTCCTCTGGAAGAGATCCGGAAGCTGGAAGATCGTCTGATGACGATGGCTCCCATCTTCGTGTCTGATGACCAGTCTCTTCTGATTGGTGGTTTCACCAAGCAGCGTGCAGATGACTTCCGTACTTCGACCAACTTTGATCGTGAGATGACTCAGGGACCGCAGATGCGTCGTCCTGATGATGTGGGTGTTCGTGCCATTCCGTTCTCTGTGATCGGTACTGGCGACGCCATGATGATGAATCTTATCTTTGGTTCGGATGGAGCACCTGACGACGTACTGGGGATCTTCGATGGTCTGGATATCCCTCTGGACAAGATCCAAGAGTATGCCCCTTACGTGAACCAGCAGGTGGCAAAGTCTTGGGATCGTGATGTTCTTTCTATGGTTCAGCAGAACTTCAACGGCTTCCTAAACAATCCGGAAGTGGATCGTAATCTTTTGGAAGAAGTCGTGTCTGAACTGGCTTCAGAAAACAAGAATCCTGATCTGAACTTTGCCACCTCTGCTGATGCAGTGGGAGATTTTCTGACAGAAGCTCTTCGTCAGAACCGTGCATTCAAGCAAGTAATGAAAGAGACTGCACGTACTGTCGATCAAATGGGTGGTTCGTCTGTAGGCTGGAGCAGCAGCACAGGTGAGGAGCGTTCTCCTGCGGAGATCAACACCCGTATTCAACGCCTTCTGGAAGGCAAGAACCCGGACAAGAAGACCGATGTGAAAGCACCGGTATTCGTCACCACTGTGGGTGCTCACTTCCAAGCCTTGAAACTGAATGACCGTCAACTGAAGGTCATCAACAAGCTGATGCAACTGGACGAAACTGGTCTGATGGAAGCCCAGCTTGTGATGGGAACTGTCGAACAGGTTCGTGACTGGATGCAGGAAAACATGCCTAATGCCACCAACGTCATGCGTGACGTGAAAGGTGGTTGGGATGTGGAAAACCGGATCATGTATCTGGCCACCAACGATCCTGAAACCTTCATACATGAGTTTGTTCATGCTGCGACGTTCAACACTGTGCTCGATCACTACGAAGGGAACGGGAACAAGTGGGTGAAGAACCTTGAGGATCTCATGGTTCAATTCCTGAATATCGAGTCCAAGGGCCAGAACATCATCAATGCTCAGGTGGCAATCTCTCGTCACTGGAACAAGACTGATCCATGGAGCAAGGCTGCTGCTGTGAATGAATACATGGCTTGGGCCTTGTCCAACAGCCAGATCACTAAGCGTCTGAAGAGTGAGGAAGCCTCGTTCCTGTCGAAGATGTCTGATGCTGTCCTGAACCTGATGCGTCGTCTGATGGGTGCCATTCCGACGGACATGTTCAACCAGACTGTTTTCAACACTCACATGATGATGACTCCTCATCTGGAGGAAGCCTTTGGTGAAGAAGGTGGTAATGGTGATGGTGGAGACGGAAACAATGGTGGGAATGGTGGGGGAGAATCCACTCCTCTCGGAAACAACCATACTGACTATTGGATCCAGACTCTGGAGCACTGGGTCGATCAACAGGATCTCGGTTCTGAAGAAGGCCGTCGTCGTATCTCGAAACTGGCCATCAATCAGGCGAATGCTGATCGTGTTCTCGACTCTCTGCGTCAGGCAGGTATGCTCCGGAATGCAAATGACCGGGCTACCTTCCGTGCGATCTATGGGATCCTGAAGTCTGAAATGGTTCTGGACCCGAACTCTCTGATTGCTCTGACCAAAGTGTTCCAGCACGTTGAGGAGAACATGACTCCTGAGATGTTTGGTTCCACTCCGGAAGATGCACAGACGTACTCTGCTGTCTTGAACTCCTTCGGTGCATATAAGACCGATGACACGTCGGATGCCGTGGCTGTGCTCTTTGCCTTGAGCCAGACATCGAAGAAGTTCCGTGATGTCATGGATCAGATCCCTGCACCTGAGACTGGTGAGATTGGCTCTGGTCTGAATGATTTCTTGGTTCGTGGTACGAACATGTTCATGCGGAAACTCATGGGTACGATCTCTACGGAGAGCGTTCCTCAAGAGGTTCTGGATGGTCTCAAGAAAACCATCGTCGATCACCACCAAGAGAAAGAGTTTGCCATTCTGGAGAAGCTCACAGGTGGTCTGAATGCTGCTGATCGGTTTGTGAAGGATCAGCTTACCAACATCGCTGAGACGATGCGGGATGTGGATGCACAGGCTCGTGCTGATACTCGTGGAACCATCGTTCAATATCTGACCTCGGCCCTGACTTATACCACCAACTTCCTCGACAAACCGGGGACTGAACTGAATGCTCAGATGGCACAGAGGTCTGTCTATCAGGGGATCCCGATTCTTTCCTTGGTTCCGATCCGTGAACTGATCGACGAATTCGTTGGAACCAATCGGGACAACAAAGACTTCGTTGCCATGCTGGACGTGGTGAATAGCCGTATCTCTGGTGTTCGTCAGGCTTTCCGGGAGAACCTGCCTGAGCTTCTGAACAAGCTCTTCAGCACTCCTCCTGTGGCTCAGCAGTGGAAGTCCATGCAACGGACTCTGGGTCGTACTGACTTCACTCGTTTCCTCGATCTGGCAAACCTCCAGTCGGGTATGCAGTTCCTTGAAGAGAGTGGTCGTCGTCAGAATCAGATCCAGTTCTTGGAGCAGCAGCTTCAATCGAAGATGAACCCGACTGACTTCCAAGATGCCATCGACAAATCGAAGCAACTGGCTGACTACATGAACGGGAAACGTGTCGGAACTCTTCTGATCCGTAACGCCTATGCGATCTCTCAGAACCTTGAGGGAGATTATGGGGATGACGTTGTGGCTCTGATCGACGAACTGACCACGTTCTACGCCATCGACACGATGGATGCAGACATCCGTGAGGATACGGTCCAACTGTGGCAGAACGAACCCAAGGCCATCATGGCAATTGTGTCATATATGCAACAGTTGAACGATGCTGAGGATCAGAAGGCTGTCTCTGAACAAGCTAAGCTGAATGGTTTCAAAGGGTATGTTCCCAATTTGGGAGCAGAGAATCATCGTATCATCGTGGCCAAAGACTCTGATGAAGAAGAGATGCTGCACCGGGGCTACAAGAAGATTGCTCCGTTCACTGGTGATGTGAACAACGCATTTGCTCGGTCCTACTATGTGACAAATATATCACAGCAGGGGCAGTATTCTCAGGGGATCATGCAGAATGTCTCCTCCACGTATCGTGGTGTGGACATCAACACTGGTCTGACTGTGACTGGAGATGCGACGAGCTTCATCTCTGATCCTGCTGTGGTGAACCATATCATGGAAGAACTCCTTGATCCGACCTACACCCCAGAGGATGAGAACGAAGTCCTGATGCCTGTCTTCG